ATGCAACAACGCAGTGGTGGTGAAGAAATCCTGAACATGAGAAACCGGATGTATGACAATGGTCGTATGAACAATCTTTCCCCAGTTGAAAAGCAGTTGGTTGGTCCAGGTTTAGGTGTGGACCCCAGTGTACCCGCGGTCGGTGGTTTCCAGCAAACTTTCAGAGTCAACCCTGTGAATGTTGGTGAGTACAAGTTGACTACACTTCCAGGACGCACCGGTCCCGCTGCCGATATCACTGGTGGTCGCTCCGCTGTCGTTGGTCAGCTTACTCACAACAAACCCGAAACTACCGCTTTCCTTCCATCGAGGAGACCCACCATGGCTGGACGTGCTCAAGGTATGTCTGGGGTGGTTCCACGCAACGAGCACGAGAGAACTAAGCGTACCACCAATCGCTCAGAAACTGGCTTTCGCAACGATGGGTTAGGTTTCAATGGTGCTAAGCGTCTCGTTTCCGCACAGACCATGGCACAAGACCCCACCAGATTTAAGAGTGACCGTAACGATGAACAATACATGTATGGAAACAGGCCAGCCCCAGGTATCAACAGTCATCATGGTGCGTACACACAGGGTGTCGCCGCTCAGGTAACTGCCAAGACCAATGAGGAACTCATGAAATATGGATTCCGCCCAGAAGACCGCAGAGGTAAACCAAACCGGATGGGTAATGCTGGTCGCATGAATGTTCGTGAGAGCGCCCTCAAGCAGGGTGGTGCCCTTACAGCAGTTCGTAGTGATACGACCCGTATTGATGGTCGTGTTGCCCCCGCGAATGGTGGCTGGAGTCAAAACTACCAGCAAAAACCTTTCCACCAGTTCAACTCTTACAAGGGTCATGCTAATCCTAACACTAAGGACCTAGGTATCGCTAAGAGACAACTCCAGAATAACCCACTCGCGCACTCCCTTTATCAGTAGAAGATTGGTTTGTAATAGACAAAAACAGTCATTAAAATATTGTCCATGTATTTTAATGAAGGTCCACACCCTTAACATAGATAGTAGCGAAAGAGATACAAGTGTATATGCATATGCCAATAGTTATGTTGTCAATTTAGATAACCCAATTTATGACATTTCTAATATCAAACTTGTGTCTGCTCGTATTCCAACACCCCAGTTGATGACATGTGCTACGAATAAGACATTCAAAGTAGATGGTGTAGCTATCACTCTAAATGAAACAAATTATTCAAATGGGTATGTATTAGCTACAGACCTCGATATAGAACTTGCCCCTGCTAATACGCATATAGATAGTGTTATCTTTGATGAGGAGACAGATTCATTAGTATTTTCTAATACACACGCCAGTGGTGGTAATTTTACACTTCAATTTTATAGTGGTACGAACGGGTATTCGAGTAATGCTTCACCTCTTACAACCCCTCACCAACTTATGGGTTTCAGCTCTAAAGACTTTACATCTACAGGTAAAGTACTTCGTTCAGGTGCAATCAATCTAAATGGTCCAAATTCTTTGATATTAAAACTAACTACGGGGTCTGATGAATTTACACAAACTGTGTACACATCTACCCCTTTCTACACGGGTCATATACTTCTAGATGGGACTGATTTTGTAAACTTTAGCGGTACTGACGATAAATTGGTGCACCACTTTCACTCTGGAGCACAGAAGATGATAAAGGATGTGAAAATCGAGTTTTTCTATATGAGTCATGGTCGTTTGATTCCGTACGATTTTAGAAATCAAGACCATATACTGAAATTTGAAATCTCGGGAACCACAGATAAATTGGAAAATTTACCAAAAGTTCCTATAGAAGAACCCAAGAAGGTTGAAAAGGAAGAGCCAATAATAAGTATTCCTGAGATTGTGAAGAATACTTATAAGTGGAGAAAGGAGTATTTATATATTGGATTAATTGTTTTAGTTGGTCTACTCCTTCTATTCTTTATGAAAGCTAAACCGATTAGCGGGTTATCGCGTAGACGGGCTGCGCGGGCTTAGCAGTCTTACCAGTGATCCTGGAGATGACCAAGAAGACAACCACGGAGAGGAGGGAAGTCAACACCGCGGTGAGCGCGTACTGAGCACCACCGTTCTTGGGGACCTTGATGATCTGGGTGATGGTCCAGCGGACGAAGTCCATCCACGACATAGCCGCGGCGAACGAGAAACCACCAACAATGGAGTTGAGAGTCTGGGACTGGAGTTCTTGAGTGACAAGGTTTACGGTCTGGAGAGCGGCGGCCGACATTGTGTTTGTTATACTATACAGTAGGAAAATAATTACTCTTTTGTAACTTCTTCTTTTGTTACTATTTTTTTAAAGCGCTTACCTTTGAGTGTTTTTGTTTTTGAAAAAAGTTGTTCATCATCTGATGAATCATCACTAGAGCTTGAATCTAAATTAGATATATGTAATTTAGTATCTGAGAACGTCCATGCTTCAGGTTCTGAGATGCTCATTACTATTAATAGCATTTTTTAACATGTGTTCTGTCGGATTTTGAGGCACCCAACTTTCCCATCTATCATAGGCTTCATTCATCTGGAGAAATGTTGAGTCGTTTCCTGAATATCTCTCGAATGGGGGGCAGTCTTCTGGTGGGACGGTTTCCATTTCTTCATCAGATTCTTCTTCCTCTTCTTCCTGATATATTTCAGGAAACATAGAACCAACAGTCTGACCAACTGTGTACATAGCACTGTATTTCATCGCATATTCCATATCTTCTGGGAGAAGTGTATCTCTTCCACAGGCTTTGGAATATTCTGCTGCAAGTAGCGTACTCCTTTCCATGACGGGGAGGAGAATATTGGTCATGGTTTGGATGTACTGCTCAATCATACCATCACATCCATCACCGAAGCCAGTTTGCATATTCATCTTTAGTATTTGAGATCAAAAATAGTTTTCGCAGTTCCCTCACCTACACGAAGGATGTTGTAGTTTACAGCGTATACTCGAACTTGTCTTGGAAAATCTATACATGGTGTAAGACTTAGGTCTAATATTTGCTCTTTTACGAGACTGAAATTAACCTGACCCGTTGGATACCACTCTTCTGGCTGTAAAGCAAAACTATATGAATAGAAACGTCTAATAAGTTGGGTTTTTGAGTGATGTATGGTAGCCTGTACAGCCTTGAGAAAAGGCATTGTCCCTGTATCCCTGGTAATGATTTCCTGACCATCGAGGGTAAGTGCAAGATGGTCCAAGTTCTCCCAAAGTATATACTTATTCCCAGTTTCTTCGAGTAAACCATCATAATCAAAGGGGGTAACGAAGTTTCCCTCGAAGTTTGAATTTGCCTCTGTGGGGAGATTATCACCTACCGCGTATCCACCAGTAGCATTGACATTACTCCCATGTCTCTGAACAACGAAATATAACTCTTTCACTGGATTTATGAAATCTAGTTTAAACTTTCCAGTGTTTACACCCACACCTACATCGAATACATTTTCCTGAATTTGGGTAATGAGATAGTCTCTTTTTGTTTTTTGAAATTTAATCCTTTCTTCACAGTCTAAATGCACGACTTCTGCACAGAGCTGGAAATCCTTAATTTTTGGTTGTGGATTCTGCTGTGAAATGTCAGCATAATCTCCAGATGTTAGAATAACAATCTCCTGTGCAGTCCGCAATTTGAATTCAACCTCAACTTCCTGACGGTTTATAGCACATAGAGGTATGGCAAGTTCTGGATGATTGTAAAAGTAAAATGGTAGGTCTACAAAAAAACTGATATCTGCCTCATTTCCTAAAGCGTTTCGGGCAGCAATCAGAGGGTTTGAAACACGTAGATGTGCCGTTCTCTCTGGAAACTTACCAATAAGTTCTTCTAGAGCATTTTGTTTCGTTTGGGTAACAAAATGTTCGGAATATATCTGAAGATAATCACTTGTCAAACGCTGAATAACCTTACCACCGATGATTAGGTCTACATGTTCTATGATGGCGTGTCCAGCTGACTCTATATAACAACTCCCTACTAAGCTAGTACGAGGTAAAGTGACCTTTAAAC